CAATCACTGGAAAGTAAAAATGTTCAGTCTCTAATGTCTATTGCAAGTTCTGTGCTTGGGCAAAGCGAAGGCATAGGAAAGGCTTTGTTTTTAGGTAGTCAGGCTTTAGCATTATCAGAAACGTTTGTTAATACTCAGGCGGCTAGCATAAAGGCTTTAACTATAGACCCAACAGGTATATTGTCTGCAAAGGTGCAGACTGCTGGTAATATAAGTATGGCGGCAATAGCTGCGACAACTATAGGTGGCCTTGCTGGTGGTGGTGATAGTGGAATATCTGGTATTTCATCTTCTCAATCATCAAGCGAGCCAGCACAACAAGACTTTCAAGCGCAAACATCATCATTAGACTTAACTGATTCAAGTTCTAGCGGCTCGGCTCAACAAACGATAACGTTTGGTTCAGACACGGGCGACGATTTAGTTAACGCTATTGCTGAAGCTTTAAACAAAGGCATGTCAGAAGGAAGGTTTACATAATGGCTGAATTAGCAATCTCGACATCAAATGTATTAATTGGCGTTACTCCGACAATATTGTCTGATGCTGGAACTGGTGAAATTGCGGCAAATATATCTGATCCAGACCACTCACTAAACTATACTTGCGGCACTTCAACGGGTGACTTTCAAGTTAGTTATGGCGCACAAAGCAATATTAGCTACGTTGCTATTTCAGGGCATACGGCAGCAACTCCAACATCAGCAACTATAGAGCTTTATGATAATGTGACTTTAATTGATACGGTCACAATAAACAGAAACAACAACATAATGTTTACGTTTCCTGAAATGAGCTTTACTAATTTATTTATTAAATTTATTACTGTTCCGAACAACTACCAAATGACTGTTAGTTTTATTGCAGCTGGGCAGTACATTGCTATTGAGACAGGCCAACAGGCTGGATATGCTCGTAATTGGCTAAATAGGCACGTAACACAAAGAAGTAATAGCACGTTAGAAGTTGGCCCAATATCTTCAACACAAAGAGCTAAGGCTTTAAAGGGTACGCTTTCACTACCTAATGAGCTGGCTATATTCACAGAGGGCACTTGGCAAGACTTTATAGACTTTAGTTTTGAGCAGCCTTTTTTTATAAAAGAGTTTCAAGATAAGCCTGAGTCTAGCTATATTTGTTACGACCCAATACCGGGCGTAAAGTCTCATCCACAAACGCCAACTCTAGACGTAATCACTTTAAAATTCACAGTATATAACGGGTTATAAATGAGCACTTTTCTAGCAACTCAAGACATGAGAGTTCAACGGCACTTTGAAGTTTTTGAAATAGACTTGCCTGTTATTACTGGTGCTTGTACTGTTTCGGGTGCTGGTGGTTTTGGTACGCCTTTGACCTGTGATCAAGCGTGGGCTAATGAATATAAAACTTATTATTTTACGAATGAAAACGCACCTATATTACCAAGCATAAATGGCGAGCCACTTTATCGCTGCATTACATCGATCCGAGAAACAACTACAGAGTTAAAGCCTGGCAATGGATTGTCTGCAAGAGGGAGTTTATCAATAACCTTCAAAGATTTTACAAAGCAAGATCCAAATATTGGCGCTCCAGGTGTAACTGACGCGGTAAAAAATCAAGGTACTTTTTTTGGCAAGTGGGAAGAAAGGCAGATATTTGAAAACAGAGATGTAAGGCTTAAACTTTATCGAGTGCAGCCAGACGGGACGGTAGACTTAGTAAATGGCGCACAGCCTAGATATTACAACTCAAACGCTTTTAAATTAAATGCTAAATCTGGTAATTGGTCGCTAGAATGTAAAGATGTTATTTCAGTTGCTAACTTAGATGATAAGTCATGGCCCATAAATACAGGTGGTGTCCTTCGCCTAGATGTTGCTATATCAGTTACTAGCATACCTGTTGACGCTGAAACGGATTATTCTGCTGCTGTATTTGTTCGTGTTGGCGATGAGATAATGCAGGTTATAAGTGTATCAAATAACTTGACCTCAACAGCTACATTGAATGTGGCTACTAGGGGTGGTGCATTTTACGCGCCGACATCTGCAGTTTTGTTGACGCGCACAGTAGCAAGCGAACATAGCGCTGGTGATGAAGTGTTCTTGTGTGACTTGTCAGACGATGAAACTATTGACGAGTTAATCACTAAGGTTTTAGTTGATAGCGATCTTGATGTTGCTTTAATACCTGCGGCAGAATGGGCGGCAGAGGTTGCTGAGTGGCATCCACTAGACAAGATCAACACTTTGCATACTGAGTCAGAAAGCGTTAATAGCGTATTAAATAGAATTCTAACAGGGTTCTTAATGGACTTATGGTTTTCTACTACTGAAAATTTAGTTAAGTTATCGGCAATTTCAGTATGGAAACAATCAACCGCTACACTTACTGAAGGCAAGGAAATAAACTCAAACACTATAAACAAAACACCTAGCGAGTCAATTAGAGCATCTAGGGCACTCGTTTTATATGACAAAAGAAATTTAACTGATAGCGATGATGTCGGCGGCTACAAGAAAGCAAGTCAATTTTCTGACAACACTTTAATAACTGAAGCGTTTTATGGGAAACATAAAGACAAGCAATTTGATAATAACTTCCTTTTAACAAAAGACGCAGCTGATTTATTAACTCAGAGGTATGTTAGTAGGTTTAAATTTACACCTTACATCAGAAATTTTGAAGTAGAAGAAAGAGCTTTAAAATTTAATACTGGTGATGTTGTTGATTTAGTTACAACTGTCGATCAAGGGCCAAGTGGTGCAGTGTCAGGAAATATTCGCGCCCAAATATTAAAAATAAACCCTAGGTACGGGAAAGCTGGCAGGACTTACGATGTAAAAACGATGTCGTATGAGGCTGCATTTAATAGCGGTTCAGAAATAGTTTTGGATTCTCCATTAGGTGAAGTTAATTTATTTATACTTGGTGGCGCTCCTTCACAGGCTGTAGATTTAACATTTGTACTTGATGGCTCTTACTCGTTCGGTGACACATCAATTAGTGCTGGCAACTTTCCTGCTGGCTCTAAGTTAACGATAATTCTAGCAAATGGTTTTGACGGTCAAGCTTCAGGTGGTAACGGCGGCAGGGGTGAGGATGTTTTATACGAAGAAAGTTCGGGCTTATTTAGTTTTTTTCCTCCTGTAAATGGCACGGCTGGCGGTATAGTTTACAATGCTGATGGTGTTGATACTGACATATACTTTAGCGGCGCAACTCCTTCGGTGGCCTTTCCTATTGCTGATGGTTATATACGAGCACCTAGTGGTGGTGCTGGTGGCTTTAATCATACTGGTACAGCTCCAAATTATGTCACTGGTAATGGTGGTAATGGTGGAGATGGTCGAAGCGCTGGTACTGGTGGCATCGCTGGAAGGGCTATCGATGGCGTTATTGTCGAGGGTAATACTGGCTCGAATGGTGAGATAGACGGAACTGGCACAGGTTGGGGTTTAGTTGGTGCTAATAACAATGCAATCGGCGGTGCTGCTGGCAGTGGTGTGGTTGATAGTGGCGCAACAGTTACATTTTTTGGTGATACACCTGCAAGATACATCAACGGCGCGGGTTCGCATCCGTAATATGTTACAATTAATAAAATTAAAAATTAAGGCTACATAATGAGCGAAACGTTACTAGAAAGGTTAAATAGAATGGAAGCTGAAATAAATAAATTAAAATCAGCGCAGCAAAGCAACAACAAAGAAAAATCACCTGACATTAAATCAGAAGTTGAAAAAGTGGTGGATATCTCTTACATAAACAATTTATATAGGAATAAATAACAATGGCATTTATTACATTATCGGGTACGCTTTTAGATCCAAATGGAGACTTAGCCGTTGGCGACCAAATAAGGTTCACGCATAAAAGCACAACTGGCGAAACTGTACAAAGCGCAGTTTCAATCATTACCGTTAACCCTGCGGGAACTTATTCTCTACCATTACAATACGGCTTAGTGTTAGTTGAATATAAAGATGTTCGGACACAGCAATTCAAAAACTTAGGCGTTGCAACAGTTAACGGAACAAATCCAGCAACTAGCATTCCTGAGCTACTTAATGCACTAGTACCAGTTTCAAGCGCTGAATTGATAGAGTTTCAAGCTATCCTTGCTGATTGTGTTACAGCTCAAACAGCGGCAGAGAATGCAGCTACTACAGCGGAAGCATTTGCGTATCAATTAACGACTACTGATTTAATAGCAAGTACAGCAACTTTCGCGGCAGAAACAAATATTCCTACCTCTGGCTTTACTACTAGCGGAGATGGTGGGAATGGCTCATGGAAGCAAAACGGCATAACAGGCCAAGCACCTTCACAATCACCTGCACAACTAGGTGATGCTTTACTTAATGACGGTAATGGTAATCAGTGGAGCTTAATTACTCAAGACTCTAAAGTTTTACTGTCTCAATTACTAGATACGCCACTAGCTGCGGCAAACGCATTGCAAGCCGCACTTAACAGCTACACAACAATAGTTATCGATATTGATATCACTAGCGGCAGCGTAACAATACCATCTAATAGATACATAGAGATAAACAAAAAGGTTACGAGTAAAAGCGTAATCGGTGGCGCTCTATTTACCAATAATGATCACGTTGTCGGCAATTCAAATATATTTATCTATGGTAAGGGTGAGATTGACGGCAAGCGCGTAAATCAAATAACTGGAGATAACTATTTAATACACTTAGTCAAAGTTACTACTGGCATGATAAAAGATATCAAGGTGCAAGGCGCGCTATTAACAACTCAACCAGGTAATGAGGGAGGTATATTTGGCGAAGAATGTAATAACTTTGTGCTAGAAGGTGTTGAGGCTTTTAGCAATACTGGTTGTGGTATTTTGTTTAGGGCATCCGATCGTTGCGGTAGTGTTAGGTGTGTGTCTCATGACAACACAACAGGATCAGGAATTATATTTTCAGAGGCTTTATACTGCTATTCAGATAATGATACTGTATACAATAATGATTACTCTAATTTAAATTTAAGCGGCAAAGGCTCAACGATAATAAACCCTAAATCATACGGTAGTGGTTTTACTGGTATTAATATCGGTGAAACTACATTACCAGCAAACGCAGGGCAAGACAGCGTGATAATTGGTGGTAATTCTTATGGTAATACACTTGACGGGCTATCAGTACAAGGCTCTGACAATGTTCGTGTTGTTGGACTCAATCTATACCAAAACGCAAGGCACAACATTAGAATATTTGATTCTTCTAATGACGTAAAACTAATGGGAATTGTCAGCAGAGATACAAACGGTACAACATCGAACGGGCTACAAGTGGATGGGGGTGTTGGTCACTTTGTCGGTGGCGGCTCTGAATTTTACCTTAATGATTTATCTGGAATAAACTTTGCAGGAACATCTAGCAATTGTCACGTTGACGGTTCTGTTAAGTGCTACAACAACGGGCAAACAACATCAGGAAACAGCGCAGGCATAACGCTTGGAGCTACAACTAGTAAAATAACATTAGAGGCCGAGTGTTACGATACGCAAACAGGCGTTGAAACTCAAGAATCTGGTATATGGAATGCTGGTGGTGATGGTCATATTATTAGAAATATCAATTTACACAATAATAAAACAAATCAATACAGAGAAACGTCAGGTCCAACAAATACAACCATTGATAAGTTAAGGTTAAGTCCTGCCGCTTTTAGTGGTACGTTTACTGCTATAGCGTCAACATCTCAAGTTATACCAAATACTAACGCGAGAGCGCCTGATAAAATACAAGTCTCGCCTAGAAATGCTGCTGCTGTAACGCTTGGACAGCCGTTCGTTAGCTCGGTTATTTTAGGTGTTAGCTTTACAGTGACTTACCCTTCATCAGCAGTAGGTACAGAGAGCTTTGCTTTTGAAATAAACTAAACCCTCTCAACGGAGGGTTTTCGCATTATGATTAAATCGTAAAATCAAACCCAATAAGGCTATGTAGCAAAGGATTGCTATAGTCATGTTAATACTCCCAAGTTGTTATTTTATTATTATCTGGCCTATATCCTAAATGGATAAATCCCGATTCTAAATTTATAGCTATTGCATTAAACCCATACTTACCAGCAAGCGCTGCTAACTTAACACCCATTGATAGCCCTGTTATTCGTATATCAACGCCTAAGCACTTTTGATGGTCGGCTGGGGTACTTCTATGTTTTTCACTTTTGTGCAAAGGACAGCGACCGCCTGACGTTACTATCATCGGCAATCCATAGCCATCTCTAACCTTTTGCAGCATATTTAAAAGCATTTGCTTAGTGCTTCTTTTATCGCATCCTTCTTCACCACAAGTGCATCTTAATTTCAAATCGACTAGCGGATTAAAGTTTCTAGTTTTCGGTAGCATTACCAACTCCTTTAAATTCAGTAAAATAATTTTCAATTATAGTTACTCATCAAATAATCAGCACTAAAGCAAATCAATATAGCTATCACACAAAAAAATATAAATAGCTTCAATATCTGAACACTTAAACTTTTAAACATAATCACCTCTTGTTGATGAGTGAAACATGGAAAGTCTTATATTGGCTTCCGTGTTTGCACCGTAATTGCGGAATAAATAAAAGCTAACTTATTGATTTAACTATATACCCATTCCGCGTTTTTGCGTTTCGGCTTAATGCTAGTGTTATGTGTCTTTTCCTATATCTTCAACTGTTTGCGCATAACCTTTTTTCTTTAGCTCTCTCATGAAAAAGCAAAGCTGTATGTGTGTGTAATTTCTACCAAGCTCCTTAATTATTAATTTAAGTAGCGCACCAAGTATCAACCACCAACTAAAAAATATAGCTAGCAAACCAACACTTAGCAGCGCAATTACCCCAGTCCAATAAATAATAATTTCAATCATAAATCTCCTATGAACTGTTGCAAATAATGCAACGGTTGCGTCACATAACAAATGTTTTCAGGTCGGACTAGCAACAGTTAGCTAGTCGTTACAAGTTAAATTCAGTAGCGGTTGCTAGCCGCCTAAAACGTGGTTATGTTGCACTAATTCTATCTTGTGCAATCTTAAAGTATTCTTCGTCTAACTCTATACCGATAAACTTACGGTTTAGGTTTTTACAAGCTACTCCAGTACTCCCACTACCCATAAATGGATCAAGTATTGTTGCGCCATCTAAAGAATGGTTAGTTAAAAACTTCTCTAATATTTCAACAGGTTTTATTGTTGGGTGTCCATAAAGCTTTTTATCTTTCTTGTTTATTTGCGAACTGTAAACCATGCTTTTGCTATGGTAATTACCAAGAATTTTAGATTTATTCCCTTTTATATAAACCCAATATTCTACATCATTTAAGTATTTAAAATTACACAATGGGGCTGGGTTTGATTTATGCCAAACACCAACACCAACTTGTAATTTATTATTTTCTGCCCAACAAATATAACTAGATAGTTGCTTCATGCTACAAAAGAACACACCGCAAAAGTTTTGCTTGTGATCAAACTTACCCAAACAAGCATTAAGAAAACCAGTTACATCAAAACCACTTTTACACATTCCCATTTTATCAATGTTTCGTATAAAGTCGCGGTTATCCCTATCCATCATTCCACCACCAGAATTACTTATTTCGTAAGGCGGATCTGTTAATATCATATCAACACTACCATCTGGTATCTCTTTCATTCGCTCCAAGCAATCACCTTGCATAAGCCAAGGTTTTAACGCTTCTTTTTCTATCTCTGCTAATCGTTCATTTTCATAGTGTGACATTATTCTTCCTTTAGTAGTGCAACATAACAAGGTTTTCAAAAGGACTAAAACAGTTTGCTAGCCCTTGGTTGTTATGTCGCATTAATTTAGCTTAGTGTTTATTTCGTTTTAGCCTCTTAAAACGAGGTTATGTTACTAAACCAAGCTCGGTGACTAACCCGGTTAAAACAACCTTAAATAATAGTGGCCTATCTTTGTGCCAGTTAATTAAAGTTCGCTCTTTGACGCCTGTCAACTCTGCCATCTGGCGTAGGGATTTTAACCCTTTAGATTTTGCTTGTTGTGATGCTGTCATGGTTGTGAGTACTCGCAAAAACCTTTAATTGATCCACCTGCTGATTCGTTAAAGCCTTCTTGGTGTCCTTGCTTATATGATTTATTTGTTGACTCAGCTTTGCGGTTTTTTAGCCCTTGCTCATAACCGTTTTTAAATAACTCCGCGCTTTCTATATCATCAAAAATAAACTCCGAATTTCTAACTTTAACCTTAAATACAACCGCTTCGATTATATCTTTTGATGGTTTAAAACTTAAATCCCTTTCCATTACGCCTCCTGTAACTTGTGAAATAAATATTGATCAAATGCGCTTTTCTTTTCTGTGTTAGTTAAAAGGGACACACAAAACTCGCTAAACTTTTTAACTTCTGCGGTAACGTATGCCATAACAGTGTTTGTGCGATCATCTTCTTTCATACCTAAAAAGATTTCTTTCATTCCGTCTTGCTCTAATGAAGTGTTAACCATATTAATTAGGCTTAAAACATCTTTTTCAGTTACGTTCATTGCTTGTGCTAGTGTAGTTACGTTCATAATATTCTCTTTCGCTTGGTTGGTTGCTTAACTTCTAAAACCAATTATACGCAACCATTGCATATTATCAAGTATAAAATGCAATTATTTCACATTTATTTCAGTGATGGCAACATAACAACAAATTCATGTCGGACACGAACAGCTTGCCATTCGTGCCTCATTCTCGCGGTTCTTAGCCGCATAATTCAAAGGTTATAAGGATTTACTTACCATACTCTAGCGTTCGCCTTTAATGCTCTCTCACTATAATCTCGGTGTATTCTGTTACCACATTTCCAGCATCTAGCTTTTGAACTCTCTGCGGCTTTTGCTGTGTCGTAACCACACTTTTCGCAAGGTTTAAACCACCTGTCGTAATCTCCAATCTTAGCCATGTATTACCCCTTAAATTTCAGTTAAATCGTAAATCAATTTATAACAACTTACTCAACGTGACAAATAACAGCTCGCTACGCTCACAACTGCGTTATTTGCAACGTTAGTATTAGGTTAGTTTGCTTTTGCTTGGTCTATTAGTTGCGGATCATCAATTAATAACCAACACATTAATAGTGTGTTAAAATCATCTTTCATTAACTTGCCAAACGGCTCACCTGTCTCTTTGCAAACTAAAGCTCTTTGCGCTCCGTTTTTGGTTATTACATAAGTCCATTCTGGGTGCGTAACTCCTGTGATCACATCACCAGAATAAATATACTCAACCTCAAAACCTTTTTTGTCTTTAAATAAATTAGTTACATTATCCATTAGAATTCAAGCCTTGTTGCTCTTACTGCTTCGTTGTGTGTGTTGCTAATTTTTGCATTAAAATGAAATGGCAAAAAGTAATTGCAGTAATTATCAATTTTCATTCTTACGTTTATTAAATTCATACTCTCTCTCGCTTCTCGTTAAATGTCATCAGCAAAACTAACAACACGTTCAAATCGGACGGCACTACGTTTGCCGTTTAACGTAAAGGTTAGTTTGCTTTTGGCTTGTTTGGTAATCGCATCCAGTATTTTGGTGTATTAAGTACATTCCCATTATCATCAATTGGTAAAAAGCACTTTTCTTGTGCGCAATACCATTCAACAGAAATAGCTTCATTGCCAAGGGTTTCAAAAAAGCATAGCACTTCACCGCTTTCTTTTGGCGTGTAATATTCCGTTTGTTGCCATTGCCTATACTCCGAAACCTGCGGTGACATTTTTATGGCGTGTACGCATTCCTTGATCTGATTCTCAACATCAGCAATCATATACGTTAACTTGTTAGTTGATATTGTTTTTTGTTTTTCACATAAATTATCAATCTTGACTAACTCAGATAATCGCAATAACCACGCCAATGGTTTTGTTATATTCATGTTCTCTCTCGCTTCTAGTTAAGTGTCATCAGCGAAACTAACAACACGCTCAATCGTGACCGCTACTGCTCGCTACGCTCTCAAAACGTAGCGGCACATTAGCTACGGGTTATGTTGCTAAAGCTAACTTGGCTTTGCATCCCAATAAAACCACTTCGAATAACTCTGGTTTATGGTGAAACCAATTAGTTAGGGTTTGTAGGCTTTGGCCTGTTAAGTCGCTTATCTTGGTTAGTGATTTCAGTCCTAATTCTTTAGCTTGCTTTGAAGGGGTTGTAATTAATGGCTCACAATCATGTCTAGGCGCCAAATCGAGATCGAAACCGCATTTTTTACATATAAAAGCTTTAGGCATTGTTTTTATTCCTCTTTTCAATTTTCCATTGTGCGGAGCATAAATCTGTATACGCGCTTTGCAAGTCAGGTATTTTTGCAGTTCGCAGTATTTGCGGTTTAACGCTTAAAATTCTGTCGTTCCACATTTTAGCTATATAGCTTTGATCGCCTAATTGATTCTTGCCGTAACAATTGATAGACGCCCCACAATCACAGGTAATACAATCATCACCGCTAAAACTAGGCTGCTGCCCGCAAAACGGGCATTCCATTAAATCCATATTACCTCCTAGTCTGCGTAAACTTCTGCGTTTGCATGGCTTAAACTTACGTTACTTGCTTCGCGTTCGCTTTGTGTTTCCTCTCTGTGCGCACAAAATAAAGCGTCTATCTTTGTTTGTGCTGTTAAATCTCCGTTGTTTCTAGCAATTATCAATTCTTGTATTTGGTGTTGCTTAGTCATAATATTCTCACTTGCTTTAGTTGGTTGTTTCGTAACTCTTGAAACTATTATATAAAACTATTTTAGCATTACAACAGGTAATTCATGTCGGACACGCAACAGTTCTCTGCGCTCCTTTATGCTTTGCCGCATAATTCAAAGGTTATATTGCCTTACTCAATATCCACTCTATTTAATCTCGTTATGCTCGTTATTCTAAAGCTTAGGGTTTGCTGGTTTTCTTGCTGACTTCACAATACACAGTGCCATCAATAACAACACAGTTACGCTTAAGCCATCTTCCTACTTGGTCATACCTAACGCCTTGAGTTTTGGCGAAGGCTGTTATATTGCTGTTATGGTATTCTTGTATGTACTTGTCTATTTTCATTTGCGTTATATTCCAAATGTTTCAAAATCACTCATCATCAACGATGTAGCTATAGGATCTTTTAATTTAAATTTGCCGTTGTCGTCCTTTCTATCATCAATGTAATAGATAATGCCGTTATGTGAAAGCAGATCATATCCTTCGCCCCTTGCCTTTACTGCTGTTTCGTCTAGTTCTATAAGCTTGTTTGGCTCATATATCTTTGTAATTCCTTTTGTGTACTGCTTAACCCTTTTCGATGAGTGGTATATAAACTCATCCAAAGAACAATAACCTTGTCTATTCACTAACTCTAAAGCCAAACATTTAAAAGCCCTCAAGTCTTCCAATTCATCGATCATAATAACCTCATTTCTAACTGTGTAATTTCTGCAAACCAAAACCTTAAATTATATTGGCTTGCACCCATAGATTTTAAACATCTAATCTTGCCTCTGCACTCTGCTATTTTTTCATTGACCTCGTCGTTACTATGTTTTGTTAGCTTGCTTCGTAAGTTCCTATGTTTAACCCAAGTGCCGCCAATCTGCGACACCTCCCATTCTATTTGCTCGGCAGTGTAAACCACCTTACAAAGTTACTTCGTTGTTATTGATGTTTGCTTCGTAAGATTCACCGACAACCAAGTGGTCAGTGTTAAAGCCTTCAGCAGCATCAAACCAACCTGTAATCATATCCATTCCGTATTTTTTTACTGTAGTAATAAATTGTGCTGGCTTATTTACTTCTGTAAAACCCTTGTAAGTTACTGTAGTCATTTGATTCTCGTTAGTTGCTTCGTTGTTGTTGAAGTAACAATAGCACAACACATTATTGTGTCAACACCTTATTGCGTTATTTACCAAAATAATCAAAATAATATATAATTAAACCTTTGGAGTTAACAATATGAGCATTTGGCAAGGCGTAAAATCAATATTCGGATTTGAAGGAGTTGGTGAGTCAGCACTTAAGATTGTTGATAAATTAGCTGGAACTGACTTCACCGCAAAAGAAAAAGCTGATTACATTCTAAAGTACATGGAAACAACTAAACACCAAAGTCATACAAGGCGAGTATTAGCTGTTTTATTTATGAGTGAACAGATTATGTTAGTTACAGTCTGGTTGTTCGCTACAGCGGCTAATAGACTGCTTGAACATGCTGGAGCTGGATTACTAGCTTCTGATGTAAACGCTTTTCTTCAAAGTAACGTAAACATCAGTCTAGGTTTAATCATAAGCTTCTATTTTATTATTGGCGTTAAAAAGTAACCTGTAAGCGCTAGTTAATTAGCGCTTTAAATATATGCTTGATAACTTCCATCGTCCAACCGTTACCGCACATTTTGTATAATTGAGTATTGCTAATGCCAGCACTTAATAATGTGTCAATATGATGTTCTGGCACTGTTTGAAGCCTAAAAGCCTCTCTAACTGAATATCTTCTACATACATCAGGCTCAATAATTAACATATCCATATCTGAGTGATTACCTCCACTATTAGCTCCGCCAGTTAAGCGTGATGATTTATTATGGTTTGCTTTGGGCTTTAACTTTTTAGTGCATTTAACTAACGGACAATCCCATTCGTGCTTATCGCCAAATGCCGACCCCCTACCGCCAGCGCGAACAGTTTTAGATTTAAATCTAATTTTAATTCTGCTTTCTGACTCTAACAACGGAACAACAGCATCTTTGTAAACAGTAGTCATGCAGTTTGATTTTCCATCAAACCTAACCTCCATATACTGCTCTATTTTAATATCTTGACTGTAATCATCTCGCTTACCATGCTCGTTAATTTTACGGCCAACTATGCGCGCGCCCAACCCACAAGTAGGTAAACCCTTCTCTAAAACATCAATCAGAAATATACCTTTATCAGCTGGCTGCCCAACCTCAAAACTAGTCCAGTAATATCTATTACGATTTTGAGCAGATACCAGTGCGCTATTGATTAATATTTTATGCACATGACCCAAAGCGTTTTCAGTGTGTGTAGTTATATATTGCTCAAACTCTTTTTTCATCTTAACGTTTTCAATGAGAAAGTCAGCTTTAGGGTTGTGATATTTAACGTGCTTCATAATATCCAGCATGACCCAGAACAACATACCTCTTTCGTCTTTGTCGCCTAATTGCTTGCCAGCCATTGACCAGGCTTGACAAGGAAAGCCACCAGTAACTAAATTAATACTAGCCCAATCAATATCCCAATCACGCCACTGAGTAACATCACCTAACTGAATAGTATCAGGAAACATTGCTTGCGTTGCCTGGTTAGCGTATTTATCAATTTCACTTGAATACATTTTATTGACGTTAACGCCTAATGACTCTAAAGCCATTGAGCAGAAACTCATTCCGTTAAATAAACTTAATACATTCATCTCTTACACTCCTTAAAATAAATCTT